TGGCAATGGCCGGGAGCCGGGTGAACGGCCGGGCGAACGTAACCACTGCGGTTGCCGAAGTGGCGGCGACCACCACAACGATCACCGATCCGGACTGGAACACCGGGCCGGTCGCCGTATTGTCCGCCGACGACGTCTTGCCGAGGATCAGCCAGGTCTGGTCCTGGCGCAGCACCGCCACGTTGTCCCCGACGACCGGGGTGTACGAGCCGACCGCGTGACCGGGCAGCGACGTGCCCTGCACGTTCACAGTTACGGGGGCGACACTGTCGATGATCCCGACCCGCATCCGGTCGTCGGGAGGCAGCACATCCTGGATCGCCTCGGGCAGCGTCATGATGCGTCCAGCAGTCCGGGAACCTGGGCGCGACCGGTGACACTCATGGCGCCAGCAGCCTCCAGGGATATGACAAAAGCGGACACAACTTGAATAATGCCCGATTCCCCCCTGGCATTCAAGGTGACAACGTCCCCCAGCTCCAGCGCAGCGTCCATCGGCTGCCCCCACGTCCAGGCTTCCGTTAAAGCGATCGAGGTCCGCAGGAAGTCATTGGCAGCCGACTGCGCAGACCCCTGGGTCTGCGGTGTTTGCAGATTCAATGTGGTGTGCCGCAGGCCGAAGTTGCCCCGCACATAGGTGGGGCTCGCTGGGTTCAGGTCCTGCGCCAGCGCCCACACCGGAGCGCTGCCGTCGACCCGCTCACCGGTGACCGTCACCGAGTTGAAGATGGTCTGGCGCCCCCGGGACGGGGCAGCACCCACCGTGCCGCCGGGTCCGTCGTGCAGAGTCAGCACGGACGGGGCGGCAGTGCCGAACGCGTAGCGGCGCAGCACGAAGCTGCCGTCGGCAAGCGCATACCAGTAGGTGCCCGCCGCAGTGGCCATCTCATCCAAGGCGCCCGCCCGGTCGGACTCCCACGACAGCTGCGGAACAGTCAGCCCCACCGGATCGGAGGGCCCGAACACCGCATCGGGAACCCCGTCGGACACCAGCCGCTGGAACTCTGCCGACACGGTGTTGCCGACAGTCGAGTTCTCCGGGCGCACGAACATGGCCTCCACCACCTCGTTGGCCCGGTCCGCCGCGCCGACGGTCACCTCGCCGTTGATGGAGTTCACGTCGTCCTGAAGCCGTCCGGTGAAGATCACCCAGCGGTACACAGTGCCCTCGGCGAACTGGATACCCGCCCACACCCTGATCCGGTTGCCGTAGGGCGCCAGGATGAACCCTGGGCCAACCGGGTAGAGGGTCTCGTCCAGGGTCAGGTCCAGCTGCCGTGTCGTCCGGTTGCCCAGCGTCGCGGAGACACTGCCGCCGATGAAGATCAGGCCGCCCTCATCCGATGTCCGGTCCGCCGGGATCGGCAGCACGTTCCCCGCCCCGTCGAGTACCTCCACCAGGAAGTACCGGCTGTGCGGTGTGGCCAGCGCCTGCCGGTATGTTGCGTCGAGCCCGCCCGCAAGCATCAGGCACCGTCCAACAGGTCGTCCCAGTCGGTGTTACCCGCGTTGACAGCAGTCCAGTTGGCGGAGGTGGCGTTCACGTCGTTCCAGGTGCGCTCCACCGTGTCCGGGATCGGGGTGTCGTTGGACGCCTTGCCGCGCAGCAGATCCGCCCACGTCAGCCCGGCGGCAGCCACCGCGTTCCAGGTGGGGTAGATGTCACACAGGTCGTCGACCTGGGCTCCGCAGATACCCTGCGTGGGACCGGACGGGCGGGCCACCTCCAGGTGCGGCAGGGTCACCGTGCGGGGCTGGATGCGGTGATCGGTCACCGGCCGGTCCTCGCTGACATCGCCGACCGAGATGTACCGGTCGTAGATGCCGTACTGCGCCGGTCCCCGCAGCAGCAGGGGGCTGCCGGGATCGTTGAGGGTGCGCAGGGCGTCCCGGTCGGCGAAGGTCCGCGACGCGACCGTCAGCATGGACGTGAGCGCCTGGCGCTGCCGGTTCATGGCGATCGGATATTTGGCGTTGACCGGCATGAAGGTGCCGGTGTTCGCGGGCGCCACCTCAATGGCCATGTTGCCGAAGAAGATCCCCTGCGTCGGGACGCAGTCGGGGTCGATGGGGGCGTTGAACAGCAGCGTCACATCGTTGCAGGGACGCACGGGATCGCCGAGGCGGAAGTCGCCAGAGCTGGGGACAACCAGATCGTCGGAGCAGGTTTCGATGACCTGGTCCTCGGCGCACGGGTCGTAGGCCCGGTAGTTGTCGAAGGCGGCGATCGGGTTGACGTTGGTGTTGCCCACTTCGGCCCGCGACAGCAGCATGCCTTCGGTGAACACAATGATGCCGGTGTCGCTGCCGGTCAGGGTCCAGTCGGCAGGCTCAGGAGACGTGGTGGGCCAGATCTTGACCCGCTGCAACCCGGCGTAGGACTCCTGTGTGACGGTGAACTGGGTTCCGGCGACGTAGGTTCCGACGGTGATCGCTGCGGTGACAACAGTGCCGACACCGGCGAGCAGCCGGTTAATACCGATTTGCACGTTTCCGGCGGTGGTGAAGTCAACCCGGGCCTGGTACTGGTTGTTCAGGTCTGAGCCGAGCCCCATGCGGGCGGTCAGGCTTGCCCCAGTGGCCAGCTGGGACATGTTGATCTGTACCTGGTGGGCGTTGATGCTGGCCCCACCGGCGCTGATCTCCGCGTTGCGCATCACGTTGACCGTCGACATGGTCTGGAAGCCCTTGGTGCCGTTGACGAGGAAGTCGGCGGCCACCGGACCTGTCGTCGTCCACACCTGACCCGATGTGGCCGTGCCCCACGAGTTGGCCACGTTGCGAGTGAACAGGTCGAAGATCATGTCGTCGACCGGCTCGGTGACCAGATCCCCGGCCGCGTTGATCGCCTGGGTGCAGTAGTAGACGCAGCGGTCCAGCTGCGGCTCGGTGTCCCAGAAGATGCCATAGCCGCACGACAGGGTCAGGAAGTCACCGTTGAAACACACGTACGGGCGCAGCGGTACCCGTTCACCGGTGAGGCAGTCCACGCGATACACGGCCGCGCCCGTAGCCGAACCAAGGTCGGCCCAATTCACTTCGACCCGAACATACGCTGGGGCCGGGTACAGCATCGTGGAGATGGCTGGCACGTCAGCGCCTCGTTCCCGTGGTCAACTGTCGGGCGGTAACCCGGTTCGCCTTGGCGATACGGAAGTCGGTCCGGGCGTCGAGCTGCTCGTTGCCGATGAACACGTTCACCACCGGTGCCTGCGGTTCGAGGACGTCGAGCATCCCGGCGTCGGCGAGGATCGCCCGGTTCTTTCCTGCCGTGTTTGCCGGGTCGAGGATGGCTTCGTTGTTGTGGACCATGGCCAGCCCGTCCCCTGGGACGACGCCGCCGCCGGAGAAGGAGCCCGCCCATTGCAGCGCCTTGCCGAAGGCGCCGAGCGGGTTGCCGACATGGTTGTTGATCCAGTTGATCTTGTCGACGAGCCACGACACCTTGCCGACCATCTGAATGACGAACCCCAACGCCACCTCGAACGCCTTGGCGATCAGCTTCGCCAGCTTCACCATGTTCTCCAGGGCATGCTGGCCTTCGGGGCTCTTCACCCAGGCGGTGAACTTGTTGATCGCCCTGGTGAGGATGTCCAGGAAATCCCGGCCACCTTGCTGAACGCTGCCGAACAAGGCCACGAACAGATTGATCAGGGCCTTGACCAGGTTCCAGATGCTCGTCAGGGCAGCGATGCCGATCTGTAGCCATTCCTCGAACCGGCCGTCGGTGATCGCCCCCTGGATCCAAGCCCCGAAGTTGGTCAGGAAGTCGTTGAACGCCTGGACCAGGACCATGACCACCGGCAGGGCCGCTGACGCAGCCGCCATCAGGCTGTTGATCAAGGCGGCCAGCATGCCGGAGTTGGATCGGATGAAGTCGGCCAGCGTCAGCATGAACTGGACCAGCATCCCGTTGAACGCCGGATCAGTGAACAGCTTGAGCACCTGGGCAACGACTTCGCCCAGCGCCGAGGCGATGGCGGAGAAGCCCACCAGCAGCGTGGACAGGACCTGGTCCAGCGCCGGTCCAAGCTTCTTCAGGATCGGCTCGAAGAAGGCCGTCTGGATGGTGTCGCGCAGCTGGTCGAAACGCTTACGGAAAGGCAGCAGGATGCCCAGCAGCGACCGCATCACCGGCGGCAGCGCCTTGAGCCCATCGGCGAACTTCTTCGGATCCTTCTCGTTGAGCAGCTCGAAGACCTTGGCCAGGTCCTTCAGCGCCAGGACCAGCGGGGCGACCACGACCACCAGCGCCAGGACGAAGCCAGGCAGCGTAAGCAGCAGGTTGGCCAGGGCCGCGAACGGCGCGATGGCAACGGTGAGGGCGATGAACAGGACGCCGAGGGCGGCGGCCAGCGCGGCGACGACTACGATCATGGCAGCAACGGCTGGGGCGGCAGCGATCAGCTCAGCGCCCGCAGCGGCAAGGGCGGTGCCGATCTTCGTGAAGCCCAGGGCCAGCGTGGATTGGACGCGGGCGAAGTCGGCGCCGATGCCGATGAAGGCTTTGAATCCTTCGGTGGCTAGGCCCACAACGCCCTGGAAGACCAGGTCGAGGCCGTGGACCAGATTCAATGCGCCCTTGGTGAGGCGCCCCATGGACCGGAAGACCCCGCCGACAGCCAGGGCCATCTGGCCGAACAGGCGCGTCAGGATGAAGTTGCCCTTGGCCATCTTCTCGAAGGCGCTGCTCAGCCCGCCACGCTTGTCGATCTTGTCGCGCAGGTCGTCGATCCACGTGCCGAGCTTCGAGAACCGGCCCCGCAGGATCGGGAACTTGGAGCCGATCCCGTCGTCCAAGCCTTCGGAGATCTTCTTGCCCGCAACCTTGGCCTTGGCGTTGCCTTCTTTGCCAACAGCGTCCAAGATCGCCTTGAGCTTTGGCCCCAATTCCCGGGCAAACGGCTTGGTGTCCGCATGCACCTCGATGAAGGCTTCGCCCAGGGTCGTCACAAGGAGATCATAGAGACAAAAACGGACAAAGACTACTGGGCTGCACGCAATGCGGCCAAGAAGGCGTTAGCATTGGCAACCTCATCAAGCTGCCGCGCTTCGGTCACCGGAGGCTGCGTCAGCGCCCGCGACCAGTTGGCCGCATCCTTCGGCGTCGGGCCCCTCAGCATCATGTCGATCATGGTCGAATAGGCTGCATCGAGCCAGTAGCCCAACGGCATACCCCACGGATAGATGCCGCTGCGGGCCATCTCCCCACCGACAGACTCCCAGTTGCTGCGGGCCGAGAAACACAGCCGCAGCGTGATCCACCAGGACCGGCCCGACACCGCCTCCACCAGGTCCAGGATCGCCTGGCGCAGCTCGTCCTCGCTGGCCTGGCCGCGCAGCATCATCTGGTTGACCTCGTACACGGCCTCCGGCCCCGCGAGCCCCGGGAACAGGCCCTCATAGTTCACCGGATCGGCCAGCAGCAGCTCCAGCCACCCGGCCGCATCCATCGCCGGGACCTTGAACGTGCGGTCCGCGAACGCTACCTCGGCACCCCAGGAGCGCATCGAAGAGACCGGGTCCACCCCGACCTTGGACAGGCGGATGACTTCCGGCTGGCCGCTGCGCGACTTACCGGGCACGGACCGCCTTCTTGGCTGCCTTCTTCGGCGTCTCGTCCTTGCCGACCAGGTCCGGCACGAACCGGCCGATCTCTTCCAGGTCCAGGTTCCCGGCCAGCATCTGCATCGTCAGCCACTCGCGGTCTTCGTCGGAGACCACCATGAAGCCGATCATGTCCAGGAACTTCGCCACCACGTCCAGGCCCGACTCCATGGCCCGACGGTGCACATCGGAGACCTCCATGTCGGGTGTCGGGTTGTCGGGCAGTGCCCCCATGGCCCCGGACAGCATCTGGCGCATGCGGTGGATCAGGACGAGCTGGGTGTCGTTGAACTGCCGGAACTGGACAGTCCGTCCCAGAATCGTTACTTCCGGAAGTGTCACCTTTTCGGCCATAGTCTGACGATATCACTCGCGGGTGTATACCTTGAACCCCATCTCGCGGCCCCAATACCTCAATGGGACCGTCAGATAATGGGTGCCCTTCATCCCCGGATGCATCACCGACCGCAGCAACACCCGGCCCCGATACGGACCAGACTTCGTCACCATGTGGCTCGGGGCCTTGTCCCAGAAGAACGACAGCATCCGCTTGTTCTTCGGTCGGATCCGGTGCCGCTTGGCCCCCTTGTGCACGACCTCGGCGTAGCGCAGCTTCGAGCCCACCCTCCCTAAGACTCGGAACTGCCCCTGGATCTTTATGTCGGTGCCCAAGCTGGCACGCAGAGTGCCACCCGGCGGCTCGCCCCGGGCAGGCTTACGGACCGGGGCGCCCACCTTCGCGTCATGCTCGATGTGCCGACAGGTCTTCGCGACGTGGCTAGTCGCCAGATACCGGCTCCACTGGTTCGACTTCTGGCGGTCCAGCTTCAAACGATTTGCCACGACGCCCCCTCTTCGGCGCTACCGCCTCGTCCTTCGTCGAGGGCTCCAGGGCCAAAAACTGCGGCTCTGGCTCCGAAGGGCCAGGCGCGCTGCCCTTGTCGACAGAGACGAACTCCAGATAGCCCATCTGCTCCAGTGACGCCTCACGGGCCCCACCCTCCAGCAGCACCATGTCGCCACGGTGGAAGTTGTCATGCTGAGTCTTCACCCGATACCAGTTCACGGACGCACCCCCTTCGTCAGATCCGCCAGGACGGAGATGGTGCTGCCGACGCAGCCTCCGTCCGCCGCGACCGGCTGCCACTCGCCGTACGCCACCGACCGCTGCTCCCGGGCGGCGATGAAACAGCAGATCGCATCCAGCATCGTCGTGCGATCGTTGAGCAGGTCAGTGTTCACCTGATCCCAGGTCGCCTGGCTCGGGATCGCCTGCAACGTGCCGATCGCCGCACAGCGCCACATCGACAGCTCGAACTCGACCCCCTGCGGCTGGGCACAAGAAACCGAAGTCGCCGACGGAGTCGGTACCCCCCAGCTGGGGAACGTACGCATGACCCGCAGGAACGCGGCACCCTGGCAGCATTCGTCAGAATTGGCGGCCGACAACGGCTGGCCCTCGGTACCTGTCCGGAACCCGACGATGGCAGGCGGGGATGGCGACGCCAGCACGGCCTCATTCAGGCACTTCATCAGCAGCTGTGCGGTCGGCAGAACCCGGGTGTCGGGGTACACGAAGCCCATGTAAGTCCCTACGGAGTCGTCGTCATGAACGGGCCGGTCAGCTCCGGCGACATGACCCGCAGGCGGCCGGTCAGCCGGTGCGGGTTCGCCATCACAATGATCTGATCCACCGACGACACGCCGGTCAGGCCCCGGTCCAGCAGCTGGTCGATGTTGACCGCGTCGAACGTGGTCCCCTGCCGGGTTACCGTGACCACCTGGGTCGGGATCCGGCAGTCCGCGCCACGGCACATCTTGGCCCACTCGCAGGCATACGTGGCAGCGGCGGCCAGAAGGTAGCCCGGGACCGCCGTCCCCCGGCCGTAAGCCACGGAGAAGGTGTTGGCGCCAGAGTCTCGGTCAAAGTCTTGACTAACGGGCCAACAGTTGCCATCAGTGCGGATAAGCCATCGCGCATCATCGACGCGATATGCCGCAGGATCGATGACAACTCCGTCAACAGTGACTGAAGTGACTGACGCAACTGGCCCGGGGAGGTAGACCTTGCAGCGGGCGCCGCAGGTGCAGATGTTTCCACAGGCGCAGTTGTACCAGAGGCCGTCCAAGACGTACGGCATCCAGGTGCCGCCGTTCCAGAAGTACCCGGCGGTGCCGTCGTCGCAGGGCCACCGGCCGCAGGGACGCACCGTCTGTTCGCAGATGCCGTACTGGCGCCCGGTGGCTGCCCACAGTACGAAGGTGGCCGCTTCGGTGGCGGCGGTCTGTTCGGCTGCGGTCAACTCGGCCCAGAAGTCGGAGCAGCAGATGCTGTCCGTAAGAGTCCAAGCGCAAGGAGCGGCCATGGGAGCAGTTTAGCCCCCATGGCCGCTTATGTCCTATACGTGCTACGGAACGTGGACGACGACCTGGCCGGAGTCGGTCGGGCTCGACGCGTCCGTGACAGTGATCGTGTAGAGACCGTTGTTCGCGTACGTGTGGTTCGAGCTGCCCGACTCGGCGGCACCCAGCGTAGAGGTGCCGTCGCCCCAGTCGATGTTGACGGTGCCCGCCGCACCCACGTTGGCGTAGGTGAGCGTGGTTGCCAGCGGGCTGCCGCCGACGTTCGTGGTGAACGCGGAAACAGTCGGCTGGTTCGTCGAAGCCGGGCACGTGTTGACGTTCTGAAGCACCGCCGTGCCGTTGGCTACGTTGAACGAGATGTTGGTGCCCGCGACGTAGCCGGACACCAGGTCGGTGCCAGCGCGTCGCAGAACCAGCGAACCGGCGCCGAACGACTCCTCCGGGACCACCAGGGCCCAGCCGGAGCCGGGGTTCGCTGCGGAGTTGACCCGCAGGTTGCCTCGGTTTCCGGCAGCCATCCAGCACAGGACCCGCTGCGCGACAGCGGGAAGCTGGCTGTACACCTCCACATTGATCGTGAGCGATCCGCCTGCCATGTCTGGCCTCCTTAGGCGATAGCAGTCGAAGCCGTGGTGTACGAGACACCCGACTCAAGGGGCTTGTACGTGGCCACATAGTTCCCGGCCAGCGCGTAGTTGTGCAGCACCGTCGGACCGGCGGTGACCAGCTGCGGCGGCGAAGCGTCGCCCCAGGACACGTACCCCGGCACGATCGGCGACCCGCCCCGCAGCGGCAGCGTCAGCGTGCCGTGGTGCAGGCCGGTGCCGGTGTCGGTGAACGTCAGCAGCGCCGGGGACAGGTCGATGCAGTCGCACTGGAAGAACGGCGGCGCCAGCTTGGTCAGGATGACTTCCTTGAACCGGATCGTCGAGTACGCCGTCAGCAGCGGCATCGGGACACCCAGCGTCGCGGCAGCCTCCGAAGTCACCACGTTGTACGGGCCCACGCCCCACGGGCTGTTACGCACCGCGATGGCTTCGACGACGAAGTTCGCCTTGTCGTTCTCGTACGTCACATCGCCCATGGTCCCTTCCTTGACCCAGGCGTAGATCGTGTAGCCGAACAGCTCCGACCCGTCGTCGGGGCAGGCATCCGGAAGGTCGCAGGTTTCCGCGATCCGGGTCCAGCCCTCCAGGGCGAAACTGGACAGGCTCGCCGCCCCGTAGTCCCGGCCGTAGCCGACCTGCTGCGGCGGCGTGGCGTCATTGAAGATCACCGTGTCGCCGGTCAGGAACGGGATCATGCCCGGGTTCACGTCGTTGAACGTGAGCGTCAGGTTGAGGAACTTCAGCAGCGGCGGCGTGGTGACCGTGGAGCAGAAGTTGCCGTCACCATTCTCGAAGAACCACTCCTCGCGGTCCTTGTACTCGCCGGTCTCCTCGATACTGACGATGCAGTTGTCGACGAACACCGAGCAGCCGTCGTCCACGCGGACACCGCATCGGTTCAGCTTGGTGACCCGGACACCGGTGAGCTTGTACTGGATGAAGCTCTGGTTGGTGCTCACTCCTGTTCCTCCACTACGGGCTCAGCGGCAGCCTTGCGCGGACGGCCACCCTTGTTCTTCGGCTTCGGGGCAGGCTCCTGCGGTTCCTTCGCCGGGGCGGCGTCGGCGATCCGGTTGAAACCGGCACGGTCGTAGACCTCGTCGGGGACCACGAAGCTCAGCCCGAAGAAGCCGTCGGTGCTGGTCTTCACTGTGGTTGTCGGGTCCAGGCCCAGGTCTGCCGCTGCTCGCAGCAGCTGCTGGGCGACCTCGGTTGCCTCGCTCGGAGGTACGTGAACTACGGCCATGGTTCCTCCTAGCAGCAGACCGTGAAGTCGACATCGACACCGAGCGGGGCGCACTCGTAGTCCACGAGGTACGTGCGTTCGGCGTAGCGATGCACCTGGTTGGTGATCTTGTCGATCGACGCTTCCCAGTCCGACACGAAGATGTCGTTACGCCACACCGACACCTGGCCGGTGATGGCCAGCGTGGTGTGACCGGCAGCCGGAGCAACGCCGGTGTCGACCCTGTTTCCGGCGTAGTTGCCGAAAGACACCGCGTTGCCCAGCGCCGTGCGCCACACACCCGCCGAATCCTTGTCCAGCAGATGCGCGTTCATGATCATCGCCGATGCCACGATCGGGATATGGATCACCGCCGGAAGCCCATACACCGCAGCGAAAGCCGCCTCCAGCGCCTGGATACCGGTGACCACATTCGCCGCCGCCGCCAGCTGCGTGCCGCCAGAAGACAGGCTCGGCGCCTGACCCACAGCACCAGTGGAGAAGATGTTCTCCACCAGCCGCTGCTCCTGCGCCCGCAGCGCATTGACGACCAGGTCCTCGCTGTACTGGTCCGGGGACCGGTTCTCGTCACCAGACATGGCCCCACACTCGGAGCCGACCAGGACCATGAACGGGTCCGCCGACGCATTCGTGTAGCCGCCGGTGAACGAGGCAGCCTTAGAGCCTGGGGGACAGTTGACCGCGTACCCCTGGCCCTGCTTGCAGAACGGCGTCTGGTACACCAAGCCGCCGATGAAGGCGTGTCCGTCCATGCCGGACTGCGGCGGGGCTACCTTGAACAGGCCGTACGGCAGCAGCTCGGGCCCCGGTCCGGGCCGAGCAAGTGTCCAGCGACCTGCGATCGTTGCCATTAGCCCACCCAGAGGGTGATGTCACCGACGGCCGTGGTCGCCACCGAGGCGGTGATGCCGTTGGTGGCCTGGACACCCGTCGGGAACAGGAACAGCTGCGTGTTCGCGGCCGTCTGCGTCGGGATCGTGGTGCTGTACAGCAGGGTGCCGGTGGACGTGGTGGCGTTGTCGAAGAAGCTGATGGTGCTGGCGCCGCCGGTGTTGGAGGCGTTCACCGAGAAGCCGTAGAACTTGATGCCGGAGGCGTTGGCGACCACGTTGGTAGCGGTGGCACCGGCGATGCTCTTGGCGTAGTACGAGCGGGGACCGCCCATGCCGATCACGGCACCCGCGCCACCGGCCGCCGAAGCGTTGATGGTGACGCCGTTGTTCGCCTTGATCGGGATCGGCAGCATGTACGTTCCGGCCACACCGGTGCCCAGGGTCGCCGCGAACAGGACGGTGCCCGAGTTGGTGGTCGCGTTGTCGAACACCCGGAACGTGGCACCGGCCGCGCCACCGTTGAGCACGAAGCCGGTCACCTGGAACGGGCCGGACTTGACGACCACGTTGCCGTTCGCACCCGAGTACGTCGTCGACCGGCCGACCGTGAGGTCATACACAGCAGACACTGAGGTCTCCTTATGGGAAAGCCCGGGGGCCACTGAGGACCCCCGGGATCGGGCGTTACGAGCAGGCGACGGCGCGCTGGTCGCCGGTGGAACCGGTCGGGCAGATGCCGACGGTGTAGACCCGGGAAACCGGGCACATCCGCATCATGGCCCAGCCCGTCTCCGTGAACAGCTGCGTCAGCTGGTTCGTGGTGAGCTTGGTGCTGTCGTAGATCATGTTCAGGGTGATCACGTCGTTGACCGCGCGGACCCAGGTACCCGACGGGTAGACCAGGAACTTGACGCCGGTCGGGAAGCTGACGATCGGGGTGGCGTTACCCGGGGCCAGGCCCGCGCCGCCGATCACATCCGTCGGGGCGAACGAGTCCTGCCAGTCGTAGACCCACTGGACCCGGGCGCCGCGCGCCGAGAACCAGGCGTTGATCTGCGCGTCGGTGATGTTCTGCCGGGCGATGGCGTCGCCACCGTTCTGGCGGCTCATGTCCGCGCGGAACTGGGCCAGGACCCACCACGGGAACACGACCTCCAGCGTCGAAGAACGCTGCATGCGCAGGCGGTACTTGATGTCGACGATCGCCATGTCGACTGCCGCCAGCAGCTGCGAGGTGACCGAGCCGTCGGACAGGAACGTCGCCGCACCGGCAGCCGTCAGGTCCACAGCGGTGGAACCGGCGACCACGGCCGCGATCTGGAGCGAGTTGATCTGGTGCGCCGAGGCGACCATCGCAGCCTGTGTCCAGGTCCGCACGAACTCCGGGTAGCCCCGGTTCTGGAGGATGTTGCCGGTGATGCACAGGCCGGTGACGCCCAGGCGCTCGTCGATGAACGACGGGCAGGGGATCTCGACGCAGGTCTTGTTGGTGCCTGCGATGACCTGGGCCTCGGACAGGTTGAAGAAGCCGGTGCCGCCGCCGAAGACGCCGGTGAAGTCGATGCCCTGGTTGTGGCGGATGCCACCACGGCGGGCCTGGACCTCGGGGGCGTCGTAGAGGCCGTCGATGGCACCCTGGAAGCAGGTGCTGTAGTCGGTCTCCGACGGGGCACACCAGCCGGTCGCCGCGACCAGGGAGTCACGGGTCGGGTCGGACTCGGCGATGGCCTTCTGGCGCATGGCGACAGAGTTGCGCAGGTTGCCGCCGGGCAGTCGCGTCTCGTCGATGACCCGGGACAGGACCTCGTCGTCGGTGTCGTTGTTGAAAACCGACAGTTCCTTCGGGTAGTCGCGGGTCAGCGTGGCAACCGGGTAGTACACCGGCTCCGACGCGGTCCGCACGGACCCGAGGGTGGAGAAGGTCTTGACCTTGGCCAGCAGCGCCTTGGCGAGGTCGTCGATGCCCTTGAGTTCCTGGCCTGCCGCGAAGCCGTCCACGTTGCCCGCTGCGTACAGGCGGCCGTACTGCTGGCCGAAGGTGTCGCCGGGGTTCGGAACGTCGTTGTCGGCCTTCGGGGCGCTCTTGGCAACGTCGCCGACACGTGGGGTCTTGGTGGCCGCGTAGTCCGACTTGGTCTTCTTGGCGTCGGCGTCTTCGGCGTCGCTGTCGCCTTCGGAGTCGTCGGCGGGCTCGCCGTCACCTTCAGCGTCATCAGCGGCAGCAGGCGGCTTGGCGGCCAGGGCGGCATGGGCGGACATGCGGGTCGAGGCGGTGTGGCGGCCGTTGATCTCGGCCTCTGCGTCCTCGGTGAACTTGCGCAGCGAGTCCAGGCGGTCCAGGTTGTCGTTGTTCTGGAGGGCCTGATCCGACTGCATGGATGCGAACAGGGTGTTGTACTCGGTCACGGCGGTGTCGCTCATCTGCGTCAGCGCCGAGTCCGTGTAGACGCTCAGGTCTACAGGGATCTCGAAGATCACGTCGGGCTCCTGGGATGAAGGAATGGTCACTTCTCCCGCTTCGGCCCCAGCCCGTCACTCGGGTGACGCGGCTCCAGCCCGTCCGTCGGATCTAACGATAAGCGAATCATGTGCCGTGTGTCTAGTTTGTCCGTGACGAACCGGACACTACACGGTAAGGTGTGCCAAATGGAGCAGCAGCAGCCGCGAGTTGTGCAAGGCGTGGAACGCAAGCTCCTCACCCCCGGTGAGGTGGCCCGCATCCTGCGCGTGGACCCGAAGACCGTCACCCGCTGGGCGGCGCAGAATCGTATCCAGTCGACGCGGACGCCGGGCGGTCACCGCCGGTTCTTCGCTGCCGAGATCATGCACATCGCTACCGGCGGGAAGCCGTGGGGCAACGAGGGCGACAAGAGCGACAAGAGCTGAGGCTGCTCGACCTGTTCTGCTGCGCCGGAGGAGCCGGTGTCGGATACTCCCGAGCCGGTTTCTCCGTCGTCGGCGTGGACCACAAAGACCAGCCGCGCTACCCGTTCCCGTTCATCCAAGACGACGCCCTGGACCTGGTCCGGGTCAACAGGTCCTGGGTCCAGGGGACGTTCCATGCCGTCCACGCGAGCCCTCCGTGCCAGGCGCACAGCGCCGTCAGCAAAGGCAACCAGGCCCGCTGGGGCTACCGCTACGTGGATCTGATCGCGCAGACCCGGGGTGCCTTGGATGAGCTGGGGCTGCCATATGTCATCGAGAACACGTCCGGGGCGCCGATCCGCCGCGATGTGACGCTGTGCGGGGAGATGTTCGGGCTCGGGGTGATCCGGCATCGGTTCTTCGAGCTGGGCGGCTGGTCCATGGCGCAGCCGGAGCATGTGCCGCATCGGGGCCGGGTGCGCGGTTGGCGCCACGGCGTCTGGCATGACGGCCCGTATTTGCAGGTGTACGGCAAGGGTGGCCAGAAGGGGACGATCGCCGAATGGCAGCAGGCTATGGGGATCGACTGGACCGACAACCATAAAGAACTTACCGAAGCTATCCCGCCGTCGTACACGCACCACATCGGGTCCGCGCTGCACTCCTGGATAGCACAAAGCCTCCGGCGGCTAGGAACCGGAGGCTTCGTGGGGTCTTGGTGACGAGTGCCAGTTTACCCCTTCGGGAAGTAGGTCCCGCCCTGGATCACATCCCGGGCTTCCTCTACCCGCGACGAAGGGTCGATAAGCAGCGAACGAACCTGGTCCAGTCCGACGGCATCCTGCTGAACGCCGTTGAAGTAGGTGACCACGTATACCGTAGTGTCAGTTTCTCGCCCCGCAGGCTGCGCCAGCTCAGCTGCCACACTGCCCCCTGAACCACTAGAGCCCGAATTGCATCCACACACGGTTCCCCCTACAGCTTCGCGTGGGCCCGCATGCGGTTCGCGAGCTGCGCGGATTCGGCCCGGGTCAGCAGCGGTGTCCGGGACTTCAGCGCCTCGGCGACGTCGGGGCAGCCGCAGTCGACCTTGACCTCGCCCTTGCCCAGCTCCTCGGCGTCGTCGGCGAAGTCCGCCCCCCAGCCGTTCTCCTCGGCTTCGTCGTCGTCAGGGCCGAGCGCTGCGATGAGGCAGGTGACCTCGTCGTTGTCGGTGTGGATCACGAAGTCTTCGTCGATGTTGAACTCGGCGACACCTTCACCGTCGGCGTAGATCAGGAACTCCTCAACGCCGGAGGCAGTGATCTGGTAGCCGGGCCGGTTGACACCGAGCGCAGCCACGAGTTCAAGGCCACCGCCAATGCGTCGCCAGTCACCCGACAGCGGAGATCGCCGCAGCTTCTGGGCCAGTTCCTCATCAGCTCCAGGCACAAGGGCTCCAGCGACCCAGACACCATAAGCATCTTCACCAGCGCGGACCACTGCCGCCGCTGTTCCGGTGTTGTCGTAGTGCGCCTTGACGCGTTCAGCCAGGTTCCAGGTGGTGTCGGCGTGGCCGGTGTCGACGGTGAGGACGCCGGTGTCGAGGACCTTGCCTTCGGAGGTCTTGGTGCTTCCTGCATGGAAGTCAGCGTAGCCCCTTTGGGACCGGGGGACGGTGACGCAGGTGTTCGCGAAGGTCAGGTGACACTTGCCGAACTCGGCCAGGTGCCCGAAGACCCGGCCGTCCGGGGTCACGGTGACCTTCGTGGGACCGGTCAGCTTCGGGTCCGCGAACCACGCTGCCGGGGGGTTCAGGGGCGCGGCACCAGCCACCAGGCTCATCTCCTCGTACGATCCGGACAATCTGTCCAGAATTGTAGCCATCTTCGCCTTATCGGCGGAAGGGATGTCAGCCTGGTTCAACCGGGCCTTCGCTGCATTCACCGCATTACGGAACACGGTGAGCTTGCCGTTGACCGGCATCGCGATCGGGAACTTGAACCCGGTCTTGTTGTCCGAGCCGTCCGACCACAGGAAGCCCCGGCCGTACTTGCCCATGTCGTCCCCGGCCCAGGCGTCCAGGGCGGCACGGGCCCGCCCCTCATCCCAGCTAGCCGTGGACGTGGGTAGCCCGCTCCAGCCGGAGGCACGAACCGCGAACTCTGGCATCATTCCTCCTCGGCTGAAGCCAGCTTGTGGAATTCCTCCCACGTTCCAAGCTTCGACTGGGCGTATTCACCGGGGGCCTGCTTGAACAGCAGGCCATCGTGTTCCCCGCCGAACGGCTTGCGGTGATCGAACCGGCCGGTGGCGATCGGAGCAGGGATGCCCTTGCCGCCGGGGAACGCGTCACAGTAGACGATCATCTGTGCACCCGTGCTGGGGTCGGGAGCCTTCCACAGCCGGGAGCAGGCGAAACAAATCGCTGGGTTTTGATCCATTAGATGGGTGCCTCCTCCGCGAGCTGCCGCAGGATCAAAGCGATCCGGCGTGTCTTCGGCCGGGTCCGGGTGCCGCCGTTGGTGAACTCTCGCCAGATGTCAGCCAGGAACTCCTGCAACGAAGATGTACCGTACTCCGACAATTCATCCTTAATCTCGGCAGCCTTATCCTTGATCGCCCGCTCCACGCTGCCGTCGGTCAGGGCGCCCGTGGACGGCGTCAGGTCGTACTCATCAACGATTGCCTTGAGCAGCTTCTGCTTGTCCGGATTGTCAAGGGCTCGGAACGCCACGTGGTGTCCGAACTCGTGAGACGTAGTACCTTCGATACCCACGGTGCCATCTTCGACCCGTGAATACCAGCCGATGCTGTACGACCACTGCTGCGAGGACTGCTTGGACCGGGCGTCCATCCAGTTCCCGTTGAACGCGATCCGTCGATCCCACACCGCGTAGTAGGCGTTGATGCCCTCGGTCAGGTGCTCATCAGATCCACTGGTGTCCACCGACACCAGTCGAAGAGTCGACATCGATCGGGGGGCGATGCTGCCCTGGTGGATCAGCTGGCCGTGGATCTGCTTGTGCAGCTGCGGCGGCACGGAGCTGGTGATGGAGCCGACGTGCCTGGCGATGTCCTCCTGCGACGGGGTGCCGACCAGGCCGCCGGAAACCGACGGCTTGTCGTAGCCTTCGGGGTCGTGGGGCCGGGCCTTGATCCGGGCGATCTCGTCACGAGAGTTCTGGAGCCGGGCCTTGGAGGCGGCCAGCCCATCCTGGTAGTAGCTGATCGCCCTGGAATCGCCACTCCTCTTCGCCGCCTCCAAGCCTTCCTGCCAGCTCTTCGTCCACTCCTCATGGTTGGCTTCGACGGTGGCCAGGGTCTGCTCGGCATCTTCAAGATCCCTTTGCCGCTGCGAAATCGTCCGGGTCCGCAGCGGACCCCCGGTACTCGACCCGCCCAGCTTCGGCAGATCCGGCGGCACCGGCCGGGGGCCCTGGCCGCCGGGATCGCCGAGCCTCGGCGCCCCGGAAGGGGCCTTCGGCGCGGGGGTGACGGTGACCGGCTTCGGCTTCGGGGCGATGGTGTCCAGATGATCCGCAACCCGCTTGCCTTCATCGGTCAGCTTGCCACCGGAGTCGATGAGTCCCTTGGACTCCAGCGACTTCAAGGTGCGGTTGTCGACAAACGCTGGGTTGCCGCCGTTGCGCAGATACAGCAGATGATCCTTCTGGTTGTCGGACAGGCGGGGGATCGGCGCAGCCTTCGGGGCCGCAACCTTCTTGGCCACCACCGGGGCGCTGGGGGCCTTCGGGGTGTCGACCCCGGCAGCCTTGGCGCCCTTGTCAGTCAGCTTCCCATCACTGTCGATGTAGCCCTCACGCTGGAGCACCTTGCGGGTAGCCGGGTGGACCTTGGCGTCAGGGTTCTCGCCGAGGCTCTTCAGGGCGCCCTGCTGGGCTGCGGTGAGCTTGTGCTCCTTGGGCTGCCCGGTCTTCTTCACAACCGTGGTCTTGGCAACCGGGGCGGCTGGGGCCTTCTTCGGCTCCGGACCCTTGGGCGCACCGACATGACTGCGGCCCTTGTCGGTCAGCTTCCCGTCACTGTCGATGTAGCCCTCGCGCTCAAGGACCTTGCGAGTGGCCGGGTGGACCTTGGCGTTCGGGTCGTCACGCAGTGACTCCAGCGCCTTGAGCTGAGCCGCAGTCACCTTGTGTTCCTTGGCCTGCCCGGTCTTCTTCGCAACCGTGGTGGTCTTGGCGGCCGGGGCCTTCTTCGGCTCGGGCTTCTTCTTGGCGACAACGGTTTGCGAGCCGCCGCCGTGACTGATGGCCCGCAGGCGCTGCGCCCGCTTCTGGTCCTCGATGCGCTTGGCGTCGGTGTTGTCGCCCTTGTCGCCCTTGTTCACCTGGTGGATGATCTCCGTTTCCAGGTCTTCGCGGGTGTCGTCCTCCAGCCGCCGACCACCCACGTGGGCAAGGAGCTTGTCGATCTCCTCGTTGTCCAGGTCACGCAGATACGCACGCTGAGCCGTGCGGTCGCGCATCCGCAGCTGCTCCATGTGGTCGGCGACACTGCCCCGCTCGGGACCATTGCTTTTCGCCGCAGCCGGACGCTTCTTCGCGCTAGAACCCTTATCCGGACTGGCCTTCTTGGTCACATGGGTGCTGGGCGCCCGCTTCGTCTCGCTCTTGCCGCCGGGCTTCCCGCCGCCACGCTTGGCGATGCCACGGGCGGAACCCTCCGGATCCTTGTAGCCCTTCTCCCCGCGCTTAGGCGGGTAGATCCACTTGCTCCCGACCTTGATCTGGCCGTGGGGTCCGTGGGGCGTGTCGATCCACTCCCCCGCATGGTCGTCCTTGCGCTTGTCCCGAGGATGCTTCGCCTCGTTGTAGCGGTGGTGGCGTACGAACTCCTCCAAGGCGGCGGTGAAGCAGGAGACGTAGAAGTCGTACTCGTCTACGTCGGCTGCCTCGTTCCATGCCAGCTCCCCGGAAGCCTGCTGCTGCTGGGCGTTGTCCCACGGGGCCACGATCGAATCGTCGCCGTACTCGGTGGCCAGCTCCTCGTAGATGCTGGAGATGACGGTGCGCAGCTTCGCCTTATCCTCTTCGGGAACGGCGGGCAGGCCGCCATGGGCACCCTGAAGCAGCGCAGCCGCAGCGTACACCGCGTGGTAGATCAGATACGGCTTGCCCTCGATGATGTCGCCCCACGGCAGCCGGTAGCCCTTGCGCCCGATCAGCGGAGCATTAGGCGAGTCGGCGATCCACAGGAACATGGAGGCCATCTTCGCCGGGTCGCCGTTGGCCCAGCCTTCGATCCGCTTCGCGGCGTCGTCGGCGTCGAACAGGGCCTCACGGGGTGCGATGGGTGCGCCGTGCCAGCTGCTGGAGTTAACCGCGAACGTGGCCGACGATGCTGCTACCAGTGCTTTTGGGCGCATCACGGTGATCCGCAGGTTGGCGAATGCGGGGACTGCGACCTGGGTTGCGGCCCGCATCCGGCCCTTGCGCATCGAAGCGACCGTCTTGCCGGACATCGTCTTGGACAGCACCGCCGTGTAGGAGTCCAGGTCCACGCTGGGACCGCCGACACCGTGTTCGGCGTGGTGCACCGCCTCCTTGACCTCGGGGACAATGTCGGGGTCCAGGAAGTAGCCGTGGCCCCACACGACCCGCTTGCCCGCCAGTTCCGTCTGTGGCCCGCCGACTGGGTACGGCTGCTCCTTGGCGTCTTCGATGACGCCGACGGTGACCGAGCCCTGGTGTCCGGGCAGCCCTTGGCGCTGGAAGCGGTAGGGCATCGGGAACGTCTGGTATTCGAGGGTGTCGTGGGGGAAGTGGCGGCCGTCGCCGGTGGCTTCGCCGACCAGCGCCAGGGGCCCTTCCCAGTGGATCAGCTTGCTGGGGTCAGGGGCAGCTGCGGCGGTCAGGGAGATGACGGCAGCGGTGGCCAGGTGGCCCTTGTGCGCGTTGCGTCCGGGCCATTCGCCGGTGGCGATGCGGTGCAGGTTAGCGCAGGCGCCGTCGATCTCGTGGCCGGGCACGTCGTGACGGCGCATGAAGGCCCGGCAGCGGTCGAAGTCCCCGGGGGTGCCCCAGCCGATTTCGGCGGCACCCTTGCCGTGCACGTCGGATTCACGCAGCTGCCGTGGGATCCGGGTAGTTGCTGGCTTCTGGGCCATCACGCCTCCACGACTGCTGCTGTGCACCGACAGTTGATCACTTGCTCGGGAGGCCCAGCCTTGTCACCAGGGTACATAAGGGCACTTTCGCCCACAATGAAGGGCGAAAGGAGTGGGACCGTTTGTCCATCGGCCTGTCGGTGGTCGGGCCTAGTGTGAGAATCATGAGTAGCGATCCACTTCTTGGCCAAGGGCTGACCGAGCTGAGCCTGCTGCGCAACCGCGCCGCCAAACCAACCTGCGTTCAGGGCACCGTTTACCTCCGTCACGGCGATGACCTGAGCCCGGTTCGGCCAGTTCTCGGACCCGCTGACGTTGAGGATTCCCTGGATCTTCTCCGCAATGGCCTTTGTCGAATCGCCCTGGTTGTGCCCCTGGACCAGCTCCCGGCGGATATCCTCGAAGACCTCGTCCGGTACACGCACGAGCAGGTTGCGCACCGTGTCAAGGTGGCGTCGTACCTCACTCGTCGCGGAGAACCCCTGCCCACCGACGGCGTGTCCCTGCAACCAGTCGACGAGGGTGTCCACCTCCCGGCGCCAGAACTCGTCCTCCTGGCGAACCCCGATCGGGTCCGGGGCCTGGCCCCACTTCTTCCATGGGAGCATGACGTGGACGGCGATCCTAGCGAGCCAGCGGCCGATGGCGGCGAGGACGAGGGCGGCGAAGGCAGCCTCTAGCCCCGTCACGGTCCACACCACCCCAAGTGGTCATCGGCGCGGCGGCACGACGGGTGATGCTCCCGGGCCGCGTCGGTGAGAGTCACGAACCCTTCGTGGCAGATGCAGCCGCAGGGGGTGTCGCAGTATTTGCAGTGGGGTGCCGACATGTCGCCGCGTTCATGCTGGGCCCCGCCGCACAGGCTGTGCAGCTCATGCAGGCAAGCTGTCGCCAGGTACCGACGATGCATGGTCACAGCAGCTGCTCCAGCTCCATCCGTCCGCGCATGATGCGGACCTCATGCGCCCACTGGTGGGTGATGATGTCGACGCAGTAGTCCATCAGCGCCGAACGGACCTCGTCGGCGTTGGCTGGGATCTCCTGGTCGCGCAGCATCGGCCCGAGATGCCCGAAGCAGGAGGCGAGCAGGGCGCGGGCATGTTCGGGGTTGGCGACGTGGACGTTGAGGTACACCTGGTCCGGCGGCGTCGACTTGAACTGGGCACCGCCGGGCTTGGACCGCAGGCTCTTGCCGACCTTGTCCAGGGCCTGTCGGACCTGGGCGTCAGCGATCGACAGCAGGGCGATCTGGTGCGGTGACGCCAGCGACGCGGTGACGGCGGGCCGGGGTGCGTTGTTGCCGGGTCCGGTGACGGCGTTGTTGGGCGCGCCGGGCAGCGTGGAGCGGCCGGGCTGCTGGCCCGGGTTGAGGTTGGTGAGGGTACGTGCGGGCGGCGGCGGGGCCGGGGGCCGTCCGGCGATCCCGGGGGGCCCGCCCGGCTGGCCCGGGGGGATGCTGTCGGGCGCCGTCGACTTGATCTTCAGGCCCGCCTTTTCCCGCAGCTCCTTGATCTGGACCATGTTGCCATCGGACAGCAGCAGCTGAGCGGCCAGCAGCTGCTCCCGTTCGGCGTCGCCCATCTTCGCCGACTCCGGCAGGTCGGCGGCCTTGAGGACCTCGTCGATGCCGACGACCTTCTGGCTGTAAAGCTCCAGGGTTTCCTTGAGCTTGTTCGGCCGGGTGACCAGGGAGGCGGTGTCGAACCAGAACTTGTACTTCTTGGGTTCCTTGCCCATCAGCTTGACGGCGGGGACGAGGTAGTTGGTGGTCAGCGAGTTGCACAGCCGCGTCATGATCGGCACGATGACCGAGTCGATGGTGGACTGTTCGATGGCCGGACCGTTCCAGTGGTTCGCGTCGCCCATGCCGGTGATGATCTCGGGGGCGATGTCCAGGCCGTTGGCGATCGTCTGGCGGCATTCCTGGCGCAGCGCGGACGCCTGCTCCGACAGTACGGAGCCGAAGATGATCGGCTCCTTGATCTTGTCGATGACTTCGGCGGGGGCCTCGACCATCAGCGGGATCAGCTGGGAGGCGTTGCCGAAGTTCTGGAGGTTGCGGGTCGCGGCGTCCAGCAGCCGCTGCATTAGGCCCTCGACGCCAGGCGGCTGGTTGTCCTGGGCCGGGAAGTCCAGCTCCTTGGGCAGTGGCCACACGCCGCCGGACGCCAGGCGGCTGCGGGCCTGCGCCAGGATGTACTGGGACAGGATCTCCAGCTCGACGAGGGTGGTGGCCAGGGACCGGGCGGGGCTGTAGGCGCAGACGTACTCCGACGGGTCGGGGCTCCAGGTGCGGAACAGGATGTCGCGGCCTTCGCGCAGCTCGTATCGCTTGTCGCCGAATTGGTAGGCGAATTGGCGGATCGGATCAGCGCCCGGGTACTGGAAGAAGTTCTCCATCCGGATCAGCTCGTTGTACTGCACGACGAACCATCGGTCGGAGTCTTCGACTTCCAGGGCCATGGTCCAGAATTCGCCGGACACCATGGACGCGGTCCCGGCGAGGTTCTGAAGTTCGGGCTGCTTCTCCGGGCCGCCGAGGACCGTGTACGCCAATTTCCCTACTGGATTGGTGGACTTTACCTCCTGCTGGACCTCGCCCCGGTCGTCGACCTCAGCCACATAGATCCGGCAGCGCGAGCAGCACGAGCCGACATAGTTGGCACCCTTGGCGAACTCCGGCACGCAGTGGTAGAGCCGCCACAGCTCCTGCTGCCATGCCGAGTCGACGCTGGGGTACTGCGACCAGATCGGCATGGACAGGTCAACAGCCGCCGCTGAAGCGATCAGGCTGCGCGACTTCTTCCGTGTGCCGCTGGCGAAGGCCACTGCTAGCTCCCGTGATTGTGGTTCAAACGTCCAGCGGCGTGCGCCACGGACCAGGCGGCCAGGCCGTAAACCCACCAGAAGCTGGAGCCCATGATCGGGAACCAGGCCACGGCGGTGATCGGCCATGCGGTCCACCAGCCTGCGCACCAGGGGCAGTTCGCCCAGCGGTACAGCAGGCTGGAGTAGCCGATGCGCTTGCCGAGGCGGTTGCGTAGCGGCTGGGTGATCTCGTCTTCGGTGATAAGCCGGGCAACGCGGCCGTTGGCCCCATGGGCCGCAGCGAGGCTTAGCACAAGCATGGCAATAACGGCAAGATCCGGCACAAGGTCATGATAGGGGGAAACCGGACACAGCCGCTACAGGTCATGCGGCCCAGCGACTGAAGTCGTAGCCGATACCCAGGCCCTGGTCGTGGCGGTTGTCGTGGCTCATCGTGTACGGGTCGAAGATCTTGGCCCGCTTGCGCTCGTTGAGCATGTGGTAGCGGCAGGCGTGGACCATGGCGTCGAGGCGGTCCGGGGATTCCTTGTTCGACTCCCAGCTGGTGAAGCCGGTCAGCTGGTCCTCCAGGCGCTGGAACCGGCCGACCAGGTGCAGCCGGTGCTGCTGGGACCGCATGGCGACAGGTTCGCCTCGGGTCTTCTTGCCGAGCTTGGCGTCGACTCCTTCCATCGGCGGGGTCGTGTCGCGGGGGACCTCGCCGTACTTCATCAGCTCCATCCAGGCGTCGTGGAACACGGTGGACATCCATGACTTGCCGACGTTCGACTCATAGATGATCTTCGTGGCGTTGTATCGCACGAGGGTCTTCCAGCAGTGGATGGCCGCATTGCGCCCAGCCGCCTGAATCGACTCATCGGCCAGGATCCAGAGCCGGTCGTCCTCCGTCCGCGCAACCACCACGACACCCATCTCGTCATGGTTGTCGCCGCTACGCCGCTTGTGTGCCGTATCAACCACATTGCCCTGATCGTCCACCTGGGCCGGGTCCACGCCCACCACGATGGACAGGACCTTCAGGCCCTCGGGCATCTCGCTGACCCGGCAGGCTTCCAGGTCCGCCGCCGAGAACAGGGCGCCGTCTTCCAGCTCCAGAACCTCGCCGTACAGCTCCTGGCGACCGATCGCCGTGCCTTCGTAGCGCTTCTTCAGCTCCCGGGCCGTGTACGCCGACAGGGACCGGTTCTCGAACGTGGCCCCACGGACGATGGAGATCGTGTCGGCGACCTCCGGATCCTGCGACGATGCCTCGGCCAGGAACCGGCGCAGCAGGGGGCTGTTGGCCTTCGGGGTGGTGGTGACGAAGATGCGGGGGTGCTCATTGGGCACGTCGACACGTAGCGCCGGGACGATGCCTTCGTCGTAGGAGGCCATGGCGACCGGCCACTTGATCAGCTCGTCGAGCCAGGCGGAGCACAGGTTGTGGCCTCGGCCCACGTCGGCGTCGTCGGCGCCCTCGCAGTGGATCTTCACCCCGTTGGAGAACTGGATCATGGGACGCGGGGACTGCCGGTACTTGTAGTCGACATCCCGGACCATGCCGCGCCGGTTCAACGCGTTCAGGACCCCGGAGTCGCCTTCGACGCAGATGTTCTTCGCGTCGGCGAGGGTCTCGGCGACGATCAGATGCTCGGTCGGGATGCCGCCCTTGGACAGCGGGTACAGGCTGGCCCGTTCCACGATCCATTCGGCTCCGGCCCGGGTCTTTCCCCAGCCGCGACCAGCCAGGGCCAGGAACACGAACCATTCCCCAGGCGGCGGGACCTGGCCGGGCCGCGACTCCCACCACCAGGCACCTCGGACGATTTCCTCCAGGGTTTCTGCGCTCTGGTCGTGCAGCCATTGTTCCCGGGACTTGCGGTCCAGGGAGGCGAAGCGCTCCTTGAGGCTCATCTTCGATGTGTCCTGCATGTCCGAATCATACGAGTCTTGCCCGTATGTCGACTAGATACGCAGTTGCTGGTCGCCCAGTCCCACTGGTACGTTTGGTCTCGCGCAAGTCGCGGCGAGGAACCGGGAGACGAGCCCGGATCTGGGAACCGTAGACGCGCAACGTAACGTGAACAAAGTCCGGCATGGTACGAGCTGGCTAGCGTGTTGGTCAGGCGTCCGGATGGCGACCCGCAGATAGTGGCGGGCGAAGGCAACCCATGGCAACGCGGTGAGGTGCAGCGGTCGCACAGAGGGCTCATAATCCTCCGTTAGCCAGTTCGACTCTGGTCGCCGCAACATAGTGCCTGGCTCCCAAGCCATTGAAAACTGAACAGCGGTGGTCGGTGCATAGAGGCTCGGTTACTTCAAGCTCTATTGGCAGAGCAATTCTCTTGTAAAGAATAGGTTCCGGGTTCAATTCCCGGGAAGTCCCCGAAAGGGGAAACCCGCGCCTTGCTCTTCCTCGGCCACCACTCACGAGCATCGCTGGTCTGCAAAGCATCCGGTTCCTAGGCATCGGGCCAAGTGGTTCCAGTCGAACTGCTGATAAGGGGTGTGATCGACTCCGAAGCAGCGTGGTGCGAGTCCACGGGTGCTCTCTTACACAACTACATACGTCCCAGGTGCATTAGGTTTCGGGTACTTCGCGAGTTCGATTCTCGCACCCCCCACTCATGGGGGGTGGCCCATGGCGGGCAACCTAAATCCCGCGACCGCTCCTTCCTCTGGGACGCGGACTTTGAAAACTGAATACGTGTGCCCCAGGTGCATAGGTTTCGGCTACTTCTGCGAGGGATCGCATCACACCGAATCCGCTACGGTTCATAGCCGTGGCCAAGGATGCCGCAACCGACTCTTCCTCTGGGGCCCAAAGCACCGTTGCCCGGTGCATAGACTCCGGCTACTTCATCGCATTAGGAGCGAGAGGTTCCAGGTTCGAGTCCTGGCGTCCCGGCTACATCGGGATGTAGCTCAATTGGCAGAGCGCTTAGAAACTGCCGTGGTCACTTCTTCCTCGGGCAACACACACTTAGGGCCCCCGTTTCGACGGGGGCCTTTTTGTTTCACAAGGAGAAGGAAGTGATCGTTACTACGCGCCACATCAACTGCAACTTCTGTGGCGAATGGGCGAACGTGGACGACACGGAAACAGCACGTGAGGCCCGCAAGCGTCTCCAGCGCCGGGGCTGGCGCGTGCTGCCCCACGCAGATCAACGGGGCTATCTGATGGATGCCTGCCCTAGGCATCCCGAGTAAGGGATAGGGAATGGATATCGAAGACGCAGTTCAGCTTGGCATCCTTCGATGCCAGATGGCGGCTTTAGAGGCAATGCTCCAGACCGCCGACAGTGATCCGTCCGTAGGCCTGACCACCGAGATGGTCCGAAACGTCATGGCGTCAGCCAAGGAGAAGTACCTCGACAAGGTCCAGCAGTGGGCCGAGAAGAACCTGAAGGGGAAGTAGATGGCCAAGTTCAACACGAAGCAGAACACCCGCAACGTCAAGCCGACGACTCCGGTCCGCACGGCTTCGGCGGCCCCGGACCTGCGCACCAATGAGGGCGCAGTTGCATGGTCGCGGGAGCCGAAGTCGGAGCTGTTCCTGCTCGGCGTCGCCAACTTCGTCAACGAGGACACCTTCTACGAGGACAAGCTCAAGCGCGACAAGCGGTTCGAGTCCCTCGTGACGCAGGTCGCGACCACCGACCCGAAGTGGCTGGAGGGCTTCTTCCCGTGGCTGCGGTTCGAGGCGAACATGCGTTCGGCTCCGGTCATCGGTGCGGCCATCGCGGCCAAGTCGATGCTGGGCACGAAGGCCCCAGGTGGCCGTGCCATCGTCGCGAAGTCCCTGGGTCGCGCGGACGAGCCGGGCGAATTCCTGTCCTACTGGATCTCGCGCTGGGGCGACAAGCTCCCGAAGTCGGTCAAGCGTGGCCTGGCCGACGCGGTCGTGAAGCTGTACACCCAGCGCAACCTGCTCAAGTACGACACGGCGGGCAAGGGCCTGCGGTTCTCCAACGTGATCCAGCTGGTCCACCCGGCTCCGCAGACCGTGGAGCAGCGTGAGCTGTTCAAGTTCGCCATGGAGCGGGTCTACAAGGACAACGTGGAGCTGCCGGAGACGCTGAAGGTGGCAAAGGCGGAGAACCGGTTCCGCAAGGAGATCGCCGACCCGGCGTTCGATTGGGACCACTTCTTCACCCGGACCGACCGGTCCAACGTCCTGAAGGCTGCGGGCATCACGTGGGAGGATCTGCTGCCGCGTGTGCCGGAGCGTTTCAAGGCGCAGGCGTGGGAGGCTCTGATCCCGACGATGGGCTACATGGCGCTGCTGCGCAACCTGCGCAACTTCGACGAGGCGGGCATCTCGGCGGCCGTGCGCAAGCAGGTCACCGACCGGCTCGCCGACCCGAAGCAGGTCGCCCGGTCCAAGCAGTTCCCGTTCCGGTTCCTGTCGGCGTACCGCTCCGTGCGGTCGCTGAACTGGGGCCCGGCGCTGGAGGCGGCTCTGGATGCGTCGCTGGCCAATGTGCCGGAGTTCGACGGCCGCATGCTGGTCCTGGTGGACCGGTCGGGGTCGATGTTCTCGGGCATGTCCGGCAACTCGGAGGTGACGATGGCGGACCAGGCGGCACTGTTCGGTGTCGCGGTGGCGATGCGCAACGTCGGCCGGGTGAACCTGGTCGAGTTCGGCACCACGTCGAAGGAGGTCAAGCTGCACCGGGGCGACTCGATGCTGCGGTCGGCGACGGCGCGGTTCGGCAACCTCGGCGGCACGTACCTGGCGCAGGCGACCCGGGCCCACTACGCGGGCCAGGACCGGGTCATCGTCATCACCGACGAGCAGTACCACGACGGCTCGGCGGGGTCGGTGATCCCGGCGCATGTGCCGGTGTACACGTTCAACCTGGCTGGCTACAAGCCTGCTGGCGGCGTCTCGGGCCAGTCCAACCGGCACACCTTTGGTGGCCTGACGGACAAGGCTTTCAAGCTGATCCCGATGCTGGAGGCGGCACAGTCGCAGCGGTGGCCGTGGGAGACGAGCCGGGAGTCGGACTCGTCCGATTCGGGTGCTTAGTGAGGTTGCACGCCTCGGTCCCTCTGTGTACAGTGGGACCTGTCATCCTCGGGGGATGAACGGAGAAGGGCCGCTAGGCGGATTTGGGCACAGGTACGAGCGGCGGCCCTTCTCCCAAAGACATTGCAGCGAGAGCCCCTAACCGTTTCCGGGGGTCTACCGGCCAGTATCCGATGCTGGTCTCGCGAACATCGGAACGTGGTGCCCCGGGCCGGAACAGACGCTGGTTACCCCCGTTACCAGCATCTAGCCGGGGCACCACACCTTCGGACATAGCTCAACTGGTAGAGCGCCCGTCTCCAAAGCGGGTGGCTGGGGGTTCGAGTCCCTCTGTCCGGGCGAGGAAGCCAAACACCGTGGCCACGGTGCTGGTGAAATCAGCGAAAGAGGACAAGCCTGCTCACCTGGCGACAAGCGGTAAAACCAAGCGCAGGGTGAATGGTGATAGGCAGCGGTCTCTTGGTTACCACATGTCTCATCTTCTTTCGCTTCGGCTCCATAGCTCAATCGGGAGAGCGCCCGAGTGAAATTCGGGAGGTTCCAGGTTCGAGTCCTGGTGTTGCCACGTAAGGCCATGGGAGGGTAGAGACGAGGGAACGTCAACGCTGGCTTTGCCTCCAGCGAAGGACGGTCTTGATAGATGCGGCGGGTGTCATCCAATCCGCCCCCGCATAAGGAGCCGTACCTGCGTTCCCTCTACAACCAGAAAGCGAGTGACGATAGTGGCACGCAAGGCACGTAAGCCCGGCGACTGGAAGTCGGTCGCCTCCGGCCGGGCACAGACGCCCCGGATCCAGGAACGCGGCAAGGGGCTGTCCAACATCCCCGGCATGAATGAGACCGGTTCGGCCGCGTACCGTCGGATGATGGACAAGCTCAAGAAGCACTAGCAATAGCACGGGCCCTTCGGGGCACCCCCGCAGCGGGACGAGGCCGGATCATGCCCGGTAAGTGGTAGCCGCCCTTGCTCCATGGCGCAGTTGGCAGCGCAGGGGATTGTTAATCCCAAGGTCCCTGGTTCGAGCCCAGGTGGGGCAGCGAGACGGAGAATGGAGAGTGCGGGGGCCTAGGTTCTCCCGTAACCCGAAGAACCGTCTAGGTCGCAGATGTGTCTAGGCGTGTCTGTGACCGAGGGTCGGTAGCTCAGAGGTAGAGCAGGGGATTCTTAATCCCTGTGCCGGGGGTTCGATACCCTCTCGACCCACAAACGGGTAGACGCCCCATGGCCGCAATCTGTGGGGACCGTTCCGTCAGGGAGGGGATGGGTGACCCCGGTAGAGCCAGGGGCAACATCCAGATGAACCTCCCGGGCCTGTCCTCGTGGTGAAACTGGCAGACACGGCGTCTTCAGAAGGCGTTGCCGAGAGGCGTGGGAGTTCGACTCTCCCCGAGGATACAAACGGGTAGCCCCCCGCTTCGCAGCGGCCCTGCGTAGTGCCCCGGGTAGGTGGGGGTCCGTCAGTCGCACCGAGGGGTCCCACACACTGCGGACGGGCTACGTCAGGGTGGCGTCCGCACCCTGAGCCCCTCGGTGCGCACCTTGGGCTGTCAGGTGTGTAGGGAGTGAGCCAACCGGCCCAGAGCCGGGAAGCGCGGGTTCGAGTCCCGTACGGTCCACGGTGCTGCAAGGTGCCGCCGGTCTTGGGCGACCGAAAGTTGATCATCATCGTCGCCTCGGTTCCAGGCGCTCTTAGCGGGGGTTCGAGTCCCCCGGGCACCACTGGCAAAGGGGACACGCTGCAATACCCGTTAAGACCTGGCGTCCGCGTCAGGCTGGGCAATGTGGGTGCCCTGGCACCTAGGAAACGTGTCTCCTTTGCCCCTTGCACCCCTCCGCCCCACTGGGGCATACTTGCCGCAACGGCTAGATACTTAGGAGGGTTATCCCATGGCGAAGCACGCTGACGACGACCCGGTCATGGTCGGATTCTCGTCCGGCCGCAACGTCTCCATGCAGTCCCATCAGCCCGAGGAACTGGGCTACAAGTGGGGCCAGTGGCGATCCATGACCGAAGCTGAGCGCCACGAAGCAATGAACGAGTACGTCCACAAACTGGTTGATGCCTGGGTCGAGGACAACGAGGAAGGGGTGGACTGGTGAGAGACGAGATCCCGCCGTTCACCGGCGTCCACGACCCGATCCTGGTCCCGGCTGCGAAGTTCGATTCGTGGTGGGACCTGTGGAAGTGGTGGTGCCCGTGCGGCAGGGGCGCCAAGAGCGCCGACACCTACGAGGGTGCCAGCACATCCGGCACTGCCCATGCGGAGGCCAAGAATGCCAAGGCGTAGGGCAAGGAAACGAGCAGGGACGACCCGGGCCATGGTGCGAACCACCCGGGTCCATCTGCGTGAGGCAGAGTTCGTAGCCGCCCATGGTCCCTGCGAACAGTGCGGAAAGACCAAGGACTTGGAGGCGTTCTGGCGCGACCGCGACGACCGGCCGCTGGGCTACATCCAGGCGTACTGGCTCGCCGGTGAGCAGACCCGCGCGGACCTGCTCGACAAGGTGATCGTCTTGTGCGCCGAGGACATGCGGATCCACAAGGGCGGCGTGCCACACGGCGGCGGGGTTTCCGGCGTCAAGGGCTGCCACTGCATCCCGTGCAAGGACCGCCGCCGCGAGTATGTCCGCAACAAGCACCGTGAGCACCGGTCGAGGGGGAAAGGTGACAGCTAAAGGGTCCGGGCAGTTCTGGTACACCGACGACAAGGGCCGCCCGCGCCAGACCCAGGCCGGGCGTCTGAAGAAGGCGAAGGTGGTCAAGGACCGCCGCGACGCGTACCTGAAGGGCAAGATCTGCGCCTTGTGCGACCAGCCTGCGGTGTTGGTGTCCTGGCTGCCGGAGTATCGGCCTCAGCCGTATGCCGCGTCGATCATCTGGACCTATTCGGATCGACGTCGCGAGGACTACCTGGAGTTCACTCGGGTCCTGTGCCAGGAGCATCACAACAAGTCGAAAGGTCGTACCTCTGAGATAGAACATGGGGGAGGAATGCGGGGCAAACCGGGGTGCGATTGCATCCCGTGTGTGACCCGGCGCAAGGCGTATGGGACGGAGCAGTCCCGCAGGCTTCGGGCTCGCCGTAAGGCGCTCAAGCAGTTGGCCGAGGAGAGGAAGCAGGGCAAGTGAGCAGAGAAAACTACATCAACCATGTGGCGCTGGTGCTGGACGCATCGGGGTCCATGCGGATGCATGAGAACGCTGTCGTGCGGGTCGCCGGGGAACTGATGCGGCACCTGGCCCAGCGTTCGGAGGAGATGAACCAGGAGACCCGGGTCACCGTCTACACGTTCGACGACCGGGTCAAGTGCTGCGTGTTCGACAAGGACGTACTGCGGCTGCCGAGCATCAAGGACCTGTACCGCATCGGCAACACCACGGCCCTGATCGACGCCACGGTGCAGTCCATGCTGGATCTGGAGCAGACGGCGCAGATGTACGGCGACCACGCGTTCCTGACCTACGTGCTCACCGACGGCCAGGAGAACGCCAGCCGCAAGTTCACCGCCAGCCTGCTGCGGGAGCGACTGGAGAAGGCGCCGGAGAACTGGACCTTCGGCGTGTTCGTGCCGAACGCCCAGGGTGTCTTCTCGGCGAAGAACTACGGCTTCTCGGCGGGCAACATCGCCACCTGGGACACCGCGTCGAGCCAGGGCATCGAGGAGGTCGGCAAGATCATCCGCCAGTCGACGGATGCCTACATGACCGCCCGCACCTCCGGCACCCGAGGCACCCGCAGCCTGTTCTCCACCGGCGCCGATGCCGTCAACGCCCAGACGGTCCAGGCGGCGAAGCTGACGCCGATGCAGACCGGCTCGTACTTCCTGGTGCCGGTGCCCAAGGACTCGGTGATCAAGGAGTTCGTCGAGTCGACGGGCAACACGTACAAGATCGGCCGGGCGTACTACGAGCTGATGAAGACCGAGACGATCCAGGGCAACAAGGCCCTGGCCGTCGTGGACAACAAGACCCACAGGGTCTACACCGGCGACGGGGTGCGCAGCATGATCGGCCTGTCGGACCTGTCGGTTCGGGTGAAGCCGAACCACAACCCGGACTACAAGATCTTCGTCCAGTCGACTTCGGTCAACCGGAAGCTGATCGCTGGAACCCGGGTGCTGATCCTGCCGTGATGCGGCCGTGTCGGTTCTGCGGCGTGGGCCAGGTTGCTGACCTGCGCCGCAGATGCGACCTCTGCTCCAAGCACCCCAGTGGTACCATTGGGACCATGAGATCGATAGTGCTGGAGGTGGTGGTCGCCGTTGCCGATGACAACTTCGACTCCAACGGCCTGCGGGAGGACATCAAGGAAGTCCTTTCCATGATGGACGCCTTCGAGGACCTGAGCGTCACAGTGATCAAGGAAGGAGCGATCGATAGTGCCCACTGACCCGTACCCGAAGATCATGTCGCCCTACGTGCGATTCACTGAGGGGCCCAACCGCAACAAGTTCGACACCGGCACCTGGGCCATCCCCGAGTTCGGCATCCTCGCCGACCTGGAGTGGACCTGGACGGAGAAGGTGGACGGCACCAACGTCCGCGTGATCTGGGACGGCTACAAGGTGTCGCTGGGTGGCCGGACCGACGACGCGCAGATGCCGGTGGTTCTGATCGACGCGCTCCGCGAGATGTTCCCAGAGGAACTGATGGAGCAGCGGTTCGGGGCGACGCCGGTGGTCCTGTACGGCGAAGGCTTCGGTCCGAAGATCAACAAGGGTGGCGGCAACTACGGCGCCAAGCCGTCATTCGTGCTGTTCGATGTGAAGATCGGGCAGTGGTGGCTGATGCCCAATGACACCCGCGACATCGCCAGCAAGCTGGGCATCGCCCATGTTCCGCTGGTGTACACGGGCAGCGTCCACGACGCCATCAAGGGCGTCACGACCGGGCTCCAATCAGCCTGGGGCGAGTTCTCGGCCGAAGGGCTTGTGGGCCAGGCGCCACAGGGTCTGCTGACCCGGGGCGGGGAGCGGATCCTGATGAAGATCAAGAGGAAGGACTTCCCTGGTGTCCGGTGACATCTGGGTTCTCAAGGGTTCCGGGATCGTGCTGGAGAACGTGCACCTGGAGAACGCCTGCGCCGGGTTCTTCTGCACCATCCACAACCCGGCGCCGGGCCCGTGGGACGACTGGGAGATGGTGTTCACGATCCAGGGCATGTTCCGGGTGTGCGAGCACGGCTACCGGCACAACGCCGTCGAGGACATCCTCATCGGGATGTCGTGGGGCATCCACGAATGCGACGGGTGCCCCTGCGGCGTAGGCCACATACGGTTCGATGAAGGAGAAGTCCCATGAGCCATAGGTAGCTGGGAGATACCTGGCGGGAAAGGAAGCCGTGGCTCACACGGACAAGACGCGCCCAGCGTGGGTGCAGTTCCGTGATCCGCTGAACCAGCGGTTCATGCAAGAAGTTCACAACCATCACAAGGGAACCTGCGACCTCGACGAATGGCTCCGATCTGAATGTGACTGGGTGCCGTACGCCAAGCGCTGGTTCCACTGCTACCTGGACCACCCGTACTACCGGGCCTGGCAACGCGAGTTCCGCGAGCGCCACGGCCACCGGTTCAACCAGTGGCGCAAGGCCCGTGCGGCCTGGCGTCGGCAGCGTTCGCGGCTGCTGTCCGGGGATCTCGACGGCGACGGGCTGCTGGTCCCCCAGCACAAGCAGTACAACTCCTGGAAGCAGGAGGTCTGGTACGACTAGGAGAAGGATCGATGTCTGCTTGGGTGGAACCCAGCTTCGGGATACAGGTGGCCAAGCTTGTTGCGGGGGCCATCAACCAGGTGCTGGAGGCGAAGGAGAAGGATGGGCAGGATTGCTGCCCGCAGTGCTGTGGCCCCTGTTCGGCGCTGGCCTACTTCCGCGAGAACGTGGGGGCCGACCAGTCGCTGGGGCACTGGCTGCTTCAGTGGGAAGGTGTCCCGACGTGGGACTGGCAGCTGCCCAGCGGCCGGGTCGATTGGGCCCAGCTGGAAGCGGCCTGGACGATGACTGAATGTCACGAGGAGTGATCGTGAGGACCGGCAAGGTCGCGGTGATCCTGGCTGTCGACGAGATCCCCTGGACGGAGATCGAGGCCATTGGGCCCAACGTTCAGTGGATCACCGTCAGCCAGGACACCTTGGACGAGGCGATGGAGTTCTTCAAGGAGAAGGAGCGAGCTAGTGATCAAGGCACTGTTGGTGGCGGCGGGACTGGCGACGCTGGTCGCGGGGACGGCTAGCGACTGCGGGAACAGCGTGTCGGTCTACAAGGCGAAGGTCTGTGTCGACCGGGACCATCCGGTGGACAACGAGCTGGGCGACAAGACGTACGTCCGGGTCAAGGATGTCCAGTGTGAGAACGGCACGCAGGGCCGGGCGTGGCGCTACTTCGGCGGTGGCATCGTCATCGGCGCGGTCGGCAAGCAGGTCCCGGCGCATGGCGGCTCGTTCGACGAGCCGTCGAACAAGTACCAGCTGGTGCACATCCCGGAGAAGGGCGGCACTGCGAACCAGGAGGGCCGCAAGTGACCCCGGATGATCAGCTGGTGAAGCTGACGGTCCTGCTGACCCCGAAGGCGTATGACGCACTGGTCCTGGGTGCGCAGGCGGCTGGGTGCTCGAAGACCGACTTCGTGAACGCATCGCTGCTCAAGACCGAGGAGCTGATGCGAGGGCTGTCGTTCCGGCTGCCCTGGTGGCTGCGCTGGCTGCCGATCAACCCGTACTTGAAGCTGGAGCCCGTGACTCGCGACGACGAATAGTTGCGGGCCCCTGCTACAGTTGGTCCCACTGGGGCAAAGGGACGCCCCAGGGAATGGAGAGTCCAATGGTGAGGGTCTACATCTTCGCCGGATTCATGACGGTCCTGGTAGTTGCCGGACTGGCCTGGCTGATCGTCGCCAGGCTCGGGCTCGCGATCTTCCGGGCCAAGAAGAAGGAGAAGGATGAGCAAGAGCCGCCGGATGGTGCTCGTTGGCATCGCCCTGATGATGGGGGTCCTGGCTACTGGGTGTAGCACCATCTCCGACCCGGACAAGGTGGGCCTGTACTACATGGAAGGCCCCTCGGACGGCTACAAGTTCGGCCAGTGCATCGAGCCTGGTCAGACTGGCCCGGCCGAGTGGAACAACTCGGTGGTCTACCTGCCGACCAGCCTGCGGACGTGGAACATCGCGCCCGACGGCGGGGACACGGGGGCGGCGGTCGTGGTGTCCACGCAGCCGGAAGCGAACCAGCCTTCCGGCGTCCAGGTGAAGGTCTGGTCCACGACCAGCTTCTACCTGAACACCTTCTGCGACAAGGACGGCGGCGTCATTCGCCAGTTCTGGGAGAGCATCGGTCGCCGCTACGGGGCCGACAGCGACGGCGGCTGGCGCAACATGCTGGTCCAGGTTCTCATCCCGGCGCTGGAGAAGGCCACCCAGGACGTGGTTCGCGGGTACACGGCCGATGCGCTCGTCGGCAACGTCGGCGGCATTCGGGCCGAGGCCCAGGGCAAGATCAGCGCCCTGTTCACCACGGAACTGAAGCGCCTGGCCGGTGGGGACTACTTCTGCGGTCCGAGCTTCAACCGGTCCAGCAAGGAATGCCCCCAGATCGAGATGATCATCCGCGACGTGGACTACGCCGACCCGGGAATCCAGGACGCGCGTAACGCGAAGCAGAAGGCCATCGAGCTGGCGGCGGCGAAGGTCGCCGAGGCGGAAGGCAACGCGCGTGCTGCGGTTGCCCAGGCCCAGGGTGAACTGGACGCCGCGAACAAGCGGGGCCTGCTGTACGAGAACAAGGCGTGGGTGCAGCTCCAGCTGGCTCAGAAGCAGCTCGAAGCGATCCAGGCTTGCGCCTCGTCCGACAAGTGCACGATCATCGTCGGCAGCAACGGCAACGTGATCCTCCAGCAGAAGTAAGACTCCCGGCGGCTAGGACTCGATTGGTTCCGTACGCCCGGCCGCCGGGTAACAAGGCCCCCCAGGCTTCCCCGCTGGGGGGCCTTGCCTATCGCCACACGTCCTTCAGATACCAGGCCAGCCACAGGAAGACAATGGAGCCGCCGAGGAGGATCCCGCCACCGATCGCCGCGACGGCCCACCACAGGCTCATTCGACTCGCTCCGGCCAGTGCCAGGTGCCGGGTCGCTCGTACTCATAGGCGCTGGAGTCGTGGGCCAGGTAGAGAACATTGTGGTTGAAGAACAGGCCCCCGGGGTTCAGTACGCACAGGGAGACCATCTTGCTGTTCTCCTCGGTGGCGGTGATGACGGCAGCCCGGCACACAGCCGGGTACACGCCGTCGGCGGAGCCTCGGGATACGTAGTGGACTATTCGGCCAACGCTCGGAATCATGGAAACACAGTACAGAAGGGGACAAAGATATGCCCGCCCATCCTCGCCGCTTCCCGACGTGCAAGCAGTGCCAGAAGAAGCTGTACCCGAGCCAGATCATCGCCGAGGACATGGCCGCCTTCCGGATGTCCATCGATCCGACGTTTGTGATCAGCGTGTACGAATGCCCCACGAAGACGGGCAAATGGCACATTACGAAGTCGAATCAGCTGGCCCGCCAGTGGCGAGAGAAGCAGGCGCAGGCACCCACCGCCCCCCCGACCGGACCTCCACCCGCACCTGCGACTCCGGGATCGTGAGCTGGGAGTCACGCACCGCCAGCCGCCCCGTCTCCAGGCGCAGCCACAGGTCGAACTTGGGTGTCTTGACCATGCGCAGGAACGCGGCCCGCTTGTTCTGCAACTGGCTGCGTTCCTCGCGGGACTCGCCGCGTGCACCGGAGGGGTGATGGATCACCCGGACGCCGGTGTCGCGCTTGTTCTGGTTCTGGCCGCCTTTGCCGCCGGAGCGGAAGGTCTGGACCTCGCAGTCGTGGATGGTGACGCTCAGGATGCAGGTGCGCCCTGGCTCAGATCCTCATTCCCGTCCCATCGCCCCAGTTTAGCTGATCCTGACCGTTCCGGGAGCCTCCAGCACGGGAACCTCCGGCGAGTCGGTGATCCTGATCCACATCCGGTAGGTGCCGACTGCCAGGACGAGGCCGCCGACGGGTCCGATGAGAAGCCGGGCGTAGTAGGCGGTGCCTGCGGTTTCCCAGGAAGCGGCATGCCAGTCGGGGCCAGCAGGGTCTACGCCCGGCGTCTTGAAGGCTACCTCCACCAGGTCGGCGGTGGGGTTGTAGGTAGCGCCGTTCTTGGTGGCGACGATCCGGGACTTCACGTAGACCGTCGACAGGTCGGAGATGGTGACGCTCATCAGCAGTCCTCTTCCGGTGTCAAAGGGCGCCAGTTTGTATCAGGTTCTGATGCAAACCAGCCGGTGGTGACCTCTTCGGCGGTCCAGCCGGTAACCGGGGTCTGCGCGCACCATTCAACGTCGGCCGGGGTCGGCGGCGGCGGGACGAACACTGGCGGGATGATGCCGACCCAGGCGTTCATGCGGCTGCTGGAGACGTTGACGGCCTGCGGTGAGGTGATCGCCGGGAGCGGCATGGTCAGGTCGGCGAAGGTAATGATGCGGTCGTTGGCGTCCCAGCGTTCGGTGTACCCGACCGGCGGCGTCCACGCCCCGCCGTTCCAGTTGGTGGAGATGTACAGCGCGTAGCAGTCGTTGACGAGGCTGCTGGAGGTCACCAGCGGGGCGGTGGAGACGTTGGTGTCACCGGAGGTGGCTCCGTCGGGGGTTCCGCTCCACGGCGTCCCAGCGTCCTGTATGGCGCCGGTGCGGCCCTCGCAGAACGGTGTCGGGGTGCCGATGCCGGGGACGACGGTGAAGGTGTACGGGCCGGGCCCGACGGCGGAGAAGACACCTTGGTACACGTTGAGCCGGTGCGAGGGCGATCCAGCCAGAGGATTGTTGACCTGCGGGGTGTCGGTGGCGATGAAGAACCCGGGCGGCAGCACGCCGGAGACGCTGGTACGCCCGTCGTCTTGGAACCAGGCGCACACGATCAGGTCGGACGCCTGGGCTCCGGCCGGGGCGGCGAAGGTGGGGCTGCCGGTGCTGGCCGCTGTGACAGCTCCCAGCGCCCGCAGGCTGGGCGCGACCATATGCCCAGGCTAGCAGTTAAACGTCCTATTTGTCGTCGAGGTGGCTGGGTGCGTTGCCGCGCTGGCCCTGGTAGTGGCTGTCGAGCCACGGGTCGCCGTAGGCGTGGTCCGCCGGGGTCAGCAGGGGGTGGAACACCAGCTGGCACAGGCGTGTGTCGCGGGGGATGCGCAGCGGCTCACGGCGCAGGTTCTTCAGCTCCAGCACGATCTGGCCGGAGAATCCCGGGTCGATCCAGCCGCCGGTGGAGTGCACCAGCAGTCCCCGGCGGGCCCAGCTGCTTTTGCCGTTGAGCTGCGCCGCGACGGTGCGTCCGAGGGTGACGACTTCCACGGTGTGGGTCAGCTGGAACGCGTCACCGGGCAGGTCGATGTCCTCGGCGACCCGCAGTTCCAGCGACGCTGGCTGGACTGGTCCGGCGTACCCGGGGAACACGGGCGGGTAGATCCGTATCAGGCCGTTGCGGAGGGCTTTGAGGATGTCGGCGTCGGACCAGATCACAGGTCGAAGTCTCCAGCCTTGACGCCAGCAACGAACTCGGCCCACTCGATCGGGGTGAACCAGGCGATCTCACCAGGGATCCGGCTGTTGCGCACGGCCACCATGTTGTTGTACTCGGTGCCGCTGCCGTCGTAGACCGCCACCTCCACGCAGTGGCCGTTGTCGCATCTGCTGCTACGGGTCCACTTCATCGCTGCTGCCTCCAATGTCGGTTCCTCCTACGACCCAGCCGCTTTTGCGCCAACCGGGCAACCATGTCTTGGCATTGCTCTTGATCAACCTGTCGTAGCGCAGGACCCCTCGAAGGGCATCGGCGAACCGGCGGCGTCCCAGTGGATAGGGCCCGATCTCTTGCTTGTGGTAGTTGCAGTACGCCTGGTACACGGCGCCGAACTCGGTCCGCTCGCCGGGAGCCTCGACCAGTTCCCCGGCTTCGATCGAGTCGGCGACGAACTGGGCGATGGGATCCACCGACTGCTTGTGGTCGGCGACAGCCTGCTTCACCGCGCTGGGTTCGGACAGGCGACCGGCGGCTCGGTACGTTCGCAGCGCGGACACCAGCAGCATGAACAGCCCGTCGGACTCTTCGGCGGCGATCTTGCGGCCGATGTTCGGCTCGGACAGCTGACCGGTGGACCCATCATCGGAGAACTGGGTGTTGAACGACAGCGTCTTGACCCGGCGCCACACCGCATCCTCGTCGCTGGCGAACTTCGGCAGGTGGTTGGTCGCGAACCAGATGGTCCCCTGCGGGATCCACTCCTGCGGCGCCTCGTACAGGCTGCGGGAGGAGATCTGGTCCTTTCCGGTGAACCGCTTGATCAGCTCCTCGTCCAGCTGGGTCTCCTGGCTGGTCTCCGAGGTGGTGATGAACCGGGCTCCGCGCAGCACGTGCAGGTCCGGGGTCGCCTGGCCGTTGTTGGGCCGCTTGTGGAACGTGGATGCCATGGCGGTGACGCCGTACTCGCCGAACAGGTCGCGCATCATTTCCAGGAACTGGCTCTTGCCGGTGCCCGGCATGCCGTGCAGCAGGAAGAAGGCCCGCTGGTCCGCTTCGCCGGTCAGGGTGTAGCCCAGGGCCCGCATGACATAGTCGCGCTGCTCGAAGTCCGGCATCAGCTCGGCGAAGAACTTCTCGGCCCGGGGTGCCTTGGCTTGATCGTCGTAGCCGCAGCCCATCATCTTGGTCAGCATGTACTTGGGGTCATGGGGCAGGAACTGCAAGGTGGTCACGTCGAAGATGCCGTTGCGCAGGTTGAGGTATCGGGGGTTGGCGTCGAAGTCTCGGGCGGAACACGACACGTGGCTCTGGATGATCTTCAGGGCACCGCTGGGTCCGCTGTTGCGCAGCTTCTTCACGTGCGACGTGTACGCCTTGGCGAAGTCGCTGCCCTCCTGGGTCATCCTCTGCGCCTCGGCGTCCATCTGTTCGGTCATCGCCTCCCAGGCCACCTGTACCTGGGCGCCGTTGGGGTCTTCGGCCCAGCGGGTGCCGTCCCAGACGCGCCACATCTTCTGCTCGGTGACGTAGCGGATGCAGCAGCGGTTCTCGTCCACGAACCGGACGCAGGCGCCGGTGAGCGTAAAGTCCCGGACTCCTCGGGATCGGGCCAGGGTAGGGAACTTGGGAGAAGGGACCGTTGATGGACTGTCCACATTGGACTTTCCGGAGCGACCATCTTCAATTTCCACAGTGGACCGCACCCACCCGCTCCCAGAGTCCCACGTGTCGTAGTCGGGCCGGATGAAGGTGGCGCTCTGGTCCCCGAAACCCTTGCGCGCCAGGGCCTTGGCGGCTTCCTTCTGGTCCCCGTTGTGCTCGTAGTGTGCGTACACGTAGAACTTGGTCATGGGTTCGTCGGTGTTGAACTCGGTCGCCGAGGACATGATGTACAGCCGGTCGGCGGCACCGACGCCAGCGTGCCCCGTCGTGGCGCTGTGGCCGTCGCTGCGGTCCTTTCCGGGCCGGGTCCAGTACGTGGTGCCCCCGATGGCGTGGTGGACCGTCCAGCCGTGCGCAGGCAGGATGTCGTACCAGTCGCCGCGCTCGTTGAAGTCGTCGCCGGGACGGTTGGCGCGGGGCCCAGTGATCGCCGGGGCCGGTCGCGGCGGCGGCACTACCGGCTCGGGCATCCGGTCGAGGACCTGGTGCAGCACCTTGTGCAGCAGGTTGCGCTGCTCCCAGGTGATCGTGGGAACCTGGCCGATCTTGCCGACCTGGACCTCCCATGCATTTCCACTGGGATGCACGGTCCCTGCGGTCGGCGCCACGATCACATAGCCGCCCTCGCCGCGAGTCTCCGCGAGGACCTTGATCTTGTCGTCGGGCTTGTCGGCCAGCTCCTGCTCGGTCGCCAGACGCCGGGCGATCTTGGTGTTGCCGGGCACCTCATGATCGGACACGCGGTACAGGAAGTGGATGCCGCCCGACGGGGTGATCTCGACATACCCGGCGGTCCACAAGGCGTCACAGAAGTCCAGCGCGTCCTCGCCGTGCGACTCGAATGCGTCATAGATCATGGCAACCGATTCGTCGGAGGTGGCCCGGCCCTCCAGCTCGGTCATCTCCAGGTTGCCCGACACCTGGCCGCAGATGACCCCAATGCCGTCATGTGGCCGCAGGGACCACCACTGCGCGACCTTTTCGACAGATGCGGCTTTTCGTTGGAGAGCGGACCATTCGACAGAAGGCTTCTTGGTTCCATCGGCCCGAATTGGGACAACAGAAAAGCCATTCTCGGCCCAAATACGGGCAGCCTGGGCAATTGGGCCTTGGCCCCGACCAGAACTGGCTGCTACGGTCATTGGCGTCCTCTCAGTGGGATGAGAGCAGACCGACGGCCCCGGGCGTTTGCGCGTCGCGGGGCCGCTTTGCGCTCAAGCGGTCCCGTCAGGCTACGCCCGTGATCGCCGATTGCGCCAGCACCACACGGGGCCCTATCGTTGATCACAAGGTCTCCCAGGACTGATCTGCTTCAGCCTCGGGTTCCTTCTCCTTGAGGCCCGGCCGGTCCCCATGTAAGCGGCCGGGCCTCGTTAATCCCCAGGGATCAGAACGGGATCTCGTCGTCGTTCTGCGGCTCGCCGCGATGGTTGCGGCTGCGGGACATGAACGAGCCGTCACCGTCGCCCCGGCGCCGCTCGTCGTGGCTAGGCTGCCGCCACGGATCGTCGGCGTAGGCGTCACGGCGCGGGGGAGCGCTCTCCCGCCGCCCTCCCCGGTCGTCGAAGCGCCGGTCGTCGTGCTGGCCCCAGTCGCGGGCTCCACCGGAGTCACGGCGCCCGCCGCCGCTCGGACGGCGTTCCCGGCCCCAGTCGTCGTCGCGGCGGGAGTCCCGGCGGTCGTCGTAGCGGTCCCGATCCCGGTCGTCGTAGCGGTCCCGGTCGTCACGCCGGTCCCGGTCGCGGTCCTTGGACGGGGGACGCTCGTCGTAGGGCTCCGGTGCCTTCAGCTCCATGAACTCGGGGTGCTCGTTGAGGAACTGCGTGCCCACCTTCACCGACTCGTCGTCGCCGCGCATGTTGCGCAGCTCGTAGGGGTCGGTCTGCTTCGGGCCGGTCTTGCGCCACATCAGCAGCTGCGGACCCTTGCCGACCCAGTTCTTGGCCGTCTTGGTGATGCTGAACGGGAACAGGACGCTTTCCGGGTAGATCCGGGGGCCGTCGTCGGCGTCCAGGTCGGCCACGGCGCAGCGGACCACGGTGTTGGGGAACGGGTCGAAGTCCTTGCCCCGGCCCGGGTGGACCATGCCGTCGGGGTTGTTCTCGGTCCGGTAGTACCTGGGCGCGTCGAAGGCGCGGATGATCAGCAGGTGGTTCTGGGCGAGGGAGGCGTCGAAGTAGTCGACTTCCCTCTCGGCGTCCCAGTCTTCATCGAATGCCATGACTTACCTCCGGTCCCGCAGCTGCTGGATCTTCTCCTGGATGCCCTGCATCTTGGTGTTGATGCTCGTGCTGGTCGCCTTGCTGTCCTGTGCCGCCTCGGCAACCGCCTCGATGATGGCCTTGAGGGCCCCGGGGGCCCGGACGGTCAAGACGCCGTCGTCGGTGGCCAGGATGATGTCGCCGTCGCCACGTAGCGTCAGGTTGAGGTCCTTGACCCCGTAGGTCAGGTTGCCGACCTCGGTGTCCCTGACGATGATGGCGATGTCGTAGCTACTCACAGTTCACTTCTCCTCTTTGGCCTTCGCCCGGTCGATTCGATCAAGCGCACTGCGCAGACGATTGATGCAGTCCCCGTTTCTCATGAACAGCCTGGTCAGAGACCCGTCGCGCGGCGGCATAATCAACTTCAACTCATCTATCAACTTCTCCGCCATGAGGGACTGGGCGCACAACGCCTCATAGAGCAGTTCCAATGGATCATCTCGGTCGCCTCTCACTTCTTCTCCTTTTTGACCATTTTGTACCCTGCGCACCCTTTGTTCGTTGCCGGTTCCCCGGCGCCCATGGCCCTGTTGAACAAGGGGCAGTATTGGCACCACAGGTAGTCCGGATTCGGAGGGACTGTCTCCCACAGTTCTGGATTGTTCAGGATGTCGAGCTGTTCGAGCCGCCGGGCGAACCGGTACACCCGCGCCAGGGCCTTCTCGGCGATCTCCGGCCGGTACTTGTCGGCCCACACGTACATGTCATCCAGCCGCCCGGACCTGGGGACGAAGACGAAGGCCACCTTGGTGATCTTGTGCCCGGTGGCGTTGAGCCCGTACGCGTAGGAGTGGATCTGGGGCAGATAGGAAGGCCGGGGGCCGGTGTCGGGAAGCTTCTTCATCACGTCCGGCGACGCGGATTTGATGTCGATGACCAGGTCGTCGTACACCAGGTCGGCCCGGCCCCGGATTTCGGGGGTGACCTGGACCTGCTGTTCGATCAGCCAGTTCGCCTTGGTCCGCTGGGCGTACTTGCGGATCACTTCTTCCAGGCGAGTGTGGATGGAGCTGCCGACGAACGCGGCCCATGGGTCGCCGGTGTTGTAGCCGGTCACTCCGGCGATCTTGTACGCCAGCCGCCGGTCGCATTCGACGCCGAGGTCCGACGGCCCGAGTGCCAGCTGCATCTTGCGGGGCGTGAACTCCTCGTACATGCGGACCATGGTCATGACTTCGGCCTTCAGGTCCGAGGCAAGGTCCGGGATGGGGCTGTCTCCGGGCGCGGTGAACGGGTTGACCACGTTCGGGTTGTCCCGTTCCGCCTCCACGCCGGTGACGCTACAAGCGGGGTGCGACACCATGCCGAGGGACACCATGACGCGTTCCAGGGGCTTGCCGCAGACAGCACAAAGGGCCGCCGGAGACGTTGAATCGTCAACGTTCCGACGGCCCTTGCTGGTTGAATTGTCCATGATCCCTCCCTTGTGGGAAGATCATAAGACGTGGGTCCGACATTCCTAGTGTTCGGCTACGTACCTGAACCGCTGGAACAGCTTGCGCCACCACGGCAGGTCGCGATACGCCTTCTCAATGCATCGCTCGCAGCCGATGTGTGAGCAGTAGTGACACTGGCCCATGCATTCGCACAGGTCGAACGGTTCGTATGGGTGGATCACGTCGCAGTCGACCAGGCCCCCGCAGTTCTCCATGTGGCCATGGCGCCGGGCCCACTCCGACCCCGGCCAATATGGGCAAGAATCGTAGTGGTCCCAGTCGGGACCAGCTCCGTAGCAGCCCCACGGGCAACCTCTCATGGCTGCTTCTCCTTCACCTCGAACACGAGCACCTTGCACCATTCGAGAAAGTGGTACAGGGATGGGATGGTTACACCCCTTTCCCAGGCGGACACGGACTCCCAGGTGACACCGATCGCTCGGGCCACGATGAGCTGCGACAGGTCCGCGTTCTCGCGAGCCTGCCGCAGCCTGGCTACCGTCTCCGTGTAGTACGGGTCTTCGAGCATCTCCCGATGCTTCTTGTGGTAGCCCACGCCGGTCCCCCTACTCCACACGCAGTCGCTTGACTCCGATGGCAGCCAGGTACACGCACAGGTCGTGCGGGTGGGGCGTGGACGTGCCGCGTTCCCAGATCAGGATCTTGGAAGTCGTGACACCGAGGATGTCGGCGACCTCCGCAACAGTGAGCCCGGCGTCCTCGCGGAACTTCTTGACGTCCTTGAGGAACTCGGTCCACATCAGCGGGGGAGCCTTGTCCTTGTGCAGCGTCTTCTTCGGGGACATCGACTTTCCGGTCTTGCCCCCACGGGGCGGCTTAGCGGTCACATCGGCTCCGGGAAGGACTCAGGGTTCTTGCCGCCCATCTTGAACGACAGGATGTTGATCTTCTCGTTCTGGCGGTAGGCGTTCCATGCCTTGATGACCAGCGCCAGGGTGTAGGCGATGTAGCGGTGCCCGGCCCCGCGCTCGTCGCGCAGATCCCGCAGCCGCTCACGCAGCTCGTAGATCGGGTCGTTCTTGAACAGGCCCTGGCCGTCGGCGAGCCGGGCGAAGAACTCCTCGGCGTCGTTAACGTCGCGCTCCTCCAGAATGTAGTGGCACAGGGCCAGCACAGAAGGAGCCAGGGGGATGTACTTGCCTTCGCGCTTGACCGTCGCCGTCAGCACCCGGAAGGTGTCCGGGTCCTTCTCGTAGAACGAGAGGATGGTGGCGTTGGTCGCCAGCTCCCGCTTGGCGATCTGCTTGCGGTACCCGGACTCCCAGGAGTGGATGATCCGGATGATCGAGGCGAGGTTGTTGGTGTTGGTCTCGCCGTACTCCAGGTGGAGCACGTCGGCGAGGGAACGTCCGGCCCCGATGTCCATCGCGCGCTGGCTGCTCTTGTCCAGGCCGCGTGCGATGTTGAACCAGACCTTCAGGGTCTTGTTGGGCTTGTACTCCTTGGTGCCCAGCCGGACGATGTCGTCTCCGGTGGCCTTGAGGATAGCCAGCAGCCGGTGCTGTCCGTCGAGCATGGAGCCGTCTTTGGCGATCTTGATCGCGTCGCCGGTCTCCAGCCAGTTCCCGGTGAGCATGTCGACCGCGTAGTTGCGGACCCTGCCTTCCCGGACGCTGCGGTTGTGGACGTTGGTCCCCAGCAGCTGCTCTGCTTCTTCCTTGCCGATCAGAATCCTCTCGAACGAGGGTCCGCTCAGCTTCAGGTCAGCCATACTCTTCTCCTTCGGCTATGAGGTATGTCCCCATGGGCCCAAAGGTACACGACGAATGCCCAACCGCCAAGTCCCACTGTCCCACTTTTCCCAGGACCCAGACCCCGGACCCGCACCCCCCGGCCCGATCCCGGCACCCGGC